GCTTTTTTCGTGGTGCGCGGTACAGGACTCGAACCTGTGACCCCATGCACGTCAATTAAGCGCAAAAGCTGAATGTGTGGCATATTATAGCAATAGCATGGAATATCATGGCATAATTGCAATATATATGAATTAAATATGCCGTCATTCCGCGTCATTCTGTCGCGGTTACTAACAAATTGCTATCACTTTTCCAGTTTCCGCATGACGCTGTTGTACACGCGCTCATTGACGATCTTGAGGTCGTCCATCAGCTCGTCCATGATTTCCCACGCCTTGTCCGGTGGAACATCAGCCACCGCGCGTAGAAAATCGCTGTCGCCGTATGTTTCGACGCTAACCGGCGCGGGCGCTGCAGAGTATGCCGTTGGCAAAGCACTCTCTCTGCTGCCGCTTTGCTGGTCACGGATGGCATACAGCACGGCAAGGCGCTCATAGTTTGTCCAGCTTGATTCTTCCGTTTCAAGGCGAGCTATCCAGCGCTTGACCTCATTCTCGTCGACCATAGGGGCGCACCCCCTTTAGCCCTCAATCGTGTCCATGCAACGCTGGATGGCTCTGCGGATGCTTTCATCGTCGGCGTTGTCCAACATTTCCTGCAACTGGCGTTTCATGTTGTCGATGCCCCCGTCACGGGAATAGTGGCCGCGCACATAATGCGTGCCGCGTCTTGCATTGGACATATCACGGTCATAAGCGCCGCGCATACCAGACTGCCAGTCTCCGCCGCGGGAATAGCGGCGAGAATAGTCTTCATCGCGGGAATAGCCGTCGTCCTCCAACATCTCAATCTTATCGATGTTTTTGATGGTGTCCGTCAGTTTGTGCGCAATTTCGAGATCGCCCGCGCCAAGCTCGCCCTTACGCGCCAGCTCGTCGAGTTCGTCGCACAGCATATTGCGCAGATCATACATTGCTTTCTTGCTCATGTCCATGCTCCTTTCATGCGATTCTCTCAACCGTGAGATTGCTGTTAGCAAAATTCACGGCCTGAGCGCTTGTGTTTTTCATCGCGACAGTTACGCAGCAGCCCTTCGGGACGCTCACTTGCGCGCTGACATACACGTTGAAATAGTTCTCCACCGCAGCAGGGGTAACGGTCGCCGTAGCGCTGTTGAGTGCCTCGCCGTTGACGGCAAGCGCCGCCGTGATGGCCTCGACCGTGCCCCCGGTAGGGATGGCGATGTTCCCACCATAAGAAATTTTGTAGAGAGCGCGGCACTGGTTAGTCAGCCCGCGCAAAGTTACCAAACCGGCACCGGCACGGTGAACGATACACGGCTTGCTATTGACCGCCGTTTCGGTCAGTGGGACGTTCTGTCCGGCAGAGACCAAAGCAATGATAGGATTACTAAACTCAGCCATACTGGTATCACTCCTTCCTCTGATTTGCCCCAAAAGGGGCAAACGCACCATTTGCAATCATTTCCGCGTAGCTGGGCGCGAATAATTCGTCCGCTTTACGCAAAAGATCGGCATAATTGCTAAGCTCGTACATGCTCATTTTACTCTTGTCCAGAGTTGCAATGTGATCGACAAATTCCTGCTTGAGTTCGTCAACCGTTTTCACAAAATCATTCCTCCCTAAAGGGGTCGAAATTGACCCGTTTAAAATACAGCGGCGGAGCGATTGCCCCGCCGCGTTTGTCGTAGTATCGGCACGGGGCCGACCATTTTCCCCACATGGGGGAAAAGCTATGCTATGCAGTTGTCAGCAGCCGCAACCGGCAAACTGGTTGCAGCAATAGGGGTTCTGCACCGTGTAAGCCGGAATGGGAGAGGGACGCAGCTGCGAGACCAGATAGCTGTTCTGCGCCGCCTGAGATGCCGCCAGCTTCAAGCCCTGGTTCTCACTCTGGAGGTCGGCCAGTTTGCTCTGCGTCAGGAAGTCGAGGATCGCGCGGCTGTTGCTGTTGGCGTTGTCGATGATGTCGCGCGTCGCGTTCTGCACGGTGTTGCGCGTGTCGCACGCCTGCGCAGCCATGTCGTAGCGCACCTGCGCGATCGCGGCACGGTTCTCGCAGCAGCAATTCGCGGCCTGCATCTGCATGGCGTTGAGCTGCTGCATCAGCGCCGCCTGCTGGTTGCTACGGGACAGCTCGGCCTGTGCAAAGCCGTTTGCCATCGCCATATTGGTGCCGTTGGCAAGCTGCGCCTGCTGGTAAAACCCGTTGCAAAGGCCGTCGTTTACACTGTCGATCTTGCGCTCGACATTGGCGAAGTCAGAGGTCAGCACATAGCCGTCGACCACGCCGCCGCCGTTTCCGTTACCGCCCCAGCCGTTGTTTCCCCAGCCGCAGAAAACAAACAGGAAAAGAATGATGATCCACCACGCGCCATCGCCGCCGAAGCCGCCAAAGCCGCTGTTCATCATGCCGGTTGGCGCAACAGGCATAGTTGCCTGAACGCCGCCGTCAGAAAGAGACATAGTATCACTCCTTTGAATTAAAGTCAGTTTTATCTAAATCGTGGCCACGATAAAGAATTAAAGAAAACGCTATAAATATTTAATTATTGCATCAGACTTTGGAATTGCTTTGCCATCTGCTGAAGCTGGTTTAACTGCGCCTGCGAGAGTTTGCCGCTTTGCAAGAGCTTTTCGACCTCCGCTTTGGGGTCGCCATGAAAATTTGCCTTGAATTGCTGGAACTGCTGCATCATTTGCATGAAGCCGTTTCCGCCGCCCAGCGCGGCCATGAACGGATTACTCATCGTCCTCGTCCTCCTCAACCTTGCGCTTTTTCTTGCCCTTTATTTCGCCCACAAGCGCTGCCAGAGCGTCAAACTCTTTTCGGGTGACAAATTCCACGCCCTTTCCCTGCGACGCTGTACGGGGCGTTTCTGCGCGTTCTACGAGGTCATAAATCTTGAGCGTCGGCTTGCCGCTTGCGTCGGACTGTTTGAGGTACACCGTCGGCGCGCTGGAATCCCACAGAGCAACGGCAGAGTTGGGCGCGATCAGATAGCCCCTTGCCTCCTGCTCGCCATTGACCCATTGCACGCCGCCCTGCGCGATGGGGTTCTGCTGCACTGGCTGCGACATAGGCTGTTGCATGGGCTGCATCATCTGTTGCTGCCGCATCTGCATGAGGTTGTCCGGCATCGGCTGCGGATAATAGGGATTGAAATAGGGATATGCCATGTTCATTCCTCCGTTTCTTTGACCCAGTAATAAAGCGGGATTTCGTTCTCGCTGTTCCAGCTGTCATAGATCGTCCCGTCCTGAACGCACACTACATGGCCGGAGAGGGCGAGGATATAAGTCCCGCGCGGGTGCTCGTCGGCAAACTTACCAACCGTGTAGCAGTCGGGGCAGGTGTCTGGTATGATATAGCGACGGTAGCCCAAAGACCGCAGATACGCGCCCCAACAGGTATTTGCATTGGGCAAATCCCCGTCCAAATATCCCTGTATGCACAGCGACAAATAGACCTCGCCCCAGTCCTTCCCCGTCGCCTTGCAGATCGCACGCACGGTGCAGTCCGACACGTTGCGCCCCGCGGGATTGGGGTTAAAATAACTATGCATGGAAAAGCTCCGCGAAGTAAACGTATGTTTTCAGCTCGTCAGGATCAGGAAACAGTGTCAAAATGTCCATTGCCATCTGCTCAGTAAATCCCAAAGCTAAAAGTCGGTCGTACATCGCCGCACCTCCTTTGTTGTTTATATGGTACAAAAAAACGGACACTCAAAAGCGTCCGTAAAGTGTATGAAAAGTGCGTCAAAAACCGTCGAACGATTCTGCTTGCCTTTCCACATGAAACATGATATTTTAATTTTGCAGGGTCTTCCCGGCCCGCTTTTTACACAAAAGAAATTGCCTCACCATTTGGTGAGGCAATTTCTTTTTTCGTGTTGGTCTGATGAAATTTTGTGGTACGCCCGCTGCCGGTATTTTTTCACCGCGTCAACAGACAGGTTGTGCTCCATTGCGACCTGTACGCAGCTTTTCCGCCGCACGTCGCACTCAATGATGCACGCCGCCTCGTCCTCAGGCAGCTCAAAAGATAAAATATATGCAATGGCTCTTTTGGGAGCCATCGAGGATAGCTGTGCTCGCATCGCTTTGTGCTGACTGTCCATGCCCCGTGTGGGACGTTGCAGAGCGCTTGCGCGTGGCTTTCGCCGTCCGTGCTCCTTCCTTACTTTTTCGCCCGCTCCAACAAATTACTTCATTACGGCGAGTTTTCTAATGAGGTCATCGCCGTACTGATATTTTTCAAGGTAATCCATTGTGCCGTCCGTCAGCCCCGCGCGCTTTTGCAGCTGCGCGCGGTAATCGGGCGCCGTCAGCTTGCCGTGGAATTCCTTTTCCCACTTGCCCGTGTTCTCCTTGCCGGACCAGTACGCGGGGCACAGCTTGCCCGTCACGTCGAAATGGCGGATGACGTTGCTCGCGGGGATGTTGTACTTCTTCATCAGAGCTTTCGTCAGCTCAAGTGCCTGCGAGACGGTCTTCGCGTCCGGCGCGTATACGCCGTTCTTGACCGCGTCACACAGTTCAATGCTGATGCTGTTGGCGTTCTTACACTTGCCGTACATCGTCCCGCCGCCAGTCTGCGCGCAGCTCGGATACTTGTTGCCGCCGACCGCCCACGCGATGCGCAGGTCGTCCACGCTCTGCACGATCTCGTTTGCATCGACGAAGTAGTGCGCGCTGGTCTTCACGACGTTGCCCGCGTAGTACTTCGCGTTATTCGCCGCCGTGTCGCCATCGTTGCCGGTGTAGTGGATCACGATGTAGCGGATACCGCTCGCCGTGCGCTTGCCGCCGACGTTCCCGGCGTTCGCGGGATATTTGCGAATGTCCATTGCCTTACGCCCCCTTGTCAATGGCGTCCTGATTCTTCTGCGACTGCGTGCCGAAATAGAACGCGATGATGACCGCATAGATCGTCATGAAGTCCTGCGAGATGTTGCCCGTGACGGCCATGTACGCGAAAACACCCGTCAGCACCAGCGTCACGATGCTCTTGACGCTCATCAGATTTGCGATACGCTTAATAATTCTTTCGTTCATGTCATTCGTCCTTTCCCTTGATTTTGATTCCCGCCAGCAGGCCGAGTTCTGCCGTCCACGCAGCGAACCACGCGACGGTCAGGCTGTCCGGCACTACCTTGTCATACGCGGTCAATACGAGCACTGCAATGCAGTACCAGCAGAGGTTGAGCACTGCCGCGATGACGTACTTGTCCCGCTTTCTCATCCTCTTCATAGGGCCACACCCGACAGCAGCCACGCGATAAACGCGCCCGCCAGCGCCGCGAGAGCCTTGTCGACCAAACTGTCCCAGCGTTTCCCCGCCTTGCCCGTGATGGCCTTTACGTCCTCTTTGATCTCCTTGACATCTCCCTCGACGGTCTCCTGCTTGGTCGCCAGCACTTCCACCGACGTTGCCAGCCTGTCAAGCGCCGTTTGGTGCTCCTGCAGTTCATTGATTCGGTGCGTGTTACTCTTGCACCTCGATTCGATCAGCGCGATTGCCGCGTCGTCGTAGTGTTTTGCATTATCCATATCCCGCTCCCTTTCTGCGGCGTATTACACCGCCTTGAAATAGTTCCCCACCAGCTCGTGCGGCAGATATTGCAGCGTGATCTTGCCGCCCGCCTGCTCGCCCGTGCGCTCGCAGAGGTACGTCTTGCCGTCCTCGCCGTCGAGGTAATACTTGCCGTATTCGTACTCCATGCCGCGCGCTGCGGGGATGGGGTCATCCTGCGTGCCTGCGTGCTCGGCGTCAATGACCGCCCAGAGATTCGGCGTCTTGTCCGGCGTCCAGTCGGCCTGAGAGGTATGCGCCTGACGGCACTTGTACACCTTGCCGCCGTAGCTTCTGCGGTCGCCCTCGGCGTAAGCAACGGGGTACGCCCATGCCGTGATGAGTTCCGGCACGCTCGCCGCCTCGCCGTCGCTCAGGCTGACCGCTGCCTGCTCGATAATGGGCCGCAGCTCCACCGCACGGGCATACGTGACCGGCGCACCCACAAGGGCGGTGACGGTCGCTTTGGCGCTTTCGGTCTCCGTGGGCTTGCCCATCTTGATGCTGACCGTGCCGTCGCGGTGGTCGGTGATGGCCCCGCTCAGGCTGTACGCGCTGTTGTCGTACTCGTTGACGACCTCTTTGGTCTCGCCCGTGGGCTGGCCCTGCTCGTCCAGCACGTCCTGCGTCTCGCGCTGCACAATGCTCCACGGGGTATTGTCGGGCAACAGTGCCACTACGGCGTCGTAGGACATGGTCAGATAGATGGTTTTGGTATCACGGCCGTTCCAGTTGCGGTCAACAAGGTTGCCGTTGACCGTAGCGGGATATTCCGTGTTGTTGACTTTTACGTAGATACTCATGTGCTGCTCCTTTCTTATTGCGGCGTGGCGTTGGCTTGCAGCCACGTCAAGAGATCACCGGTGGGTAATTCATCAAAAGTGATGGTGCGGTATACCTCCCCCCGCCAGCCGTTTCGGTAGGCGAGTTCCCTGGTCTCGTTAATCTTTCTATAGTAGATTAAAGTTCTTACACCGTAAGTGTCGTCGTAGCCTCGGATAAGATGGTCGTAGGTAAAGCCATAATAGCCAGACACAAAGCTGACAGCAATCCCGCTACTATACCCCCAGAAGTTGTCTGGCTGCGACGTTATATCAATGGTTTCGTTGAAGTACCACGTCAAGCTCACATCCGGCTCAAAGTTGATGTCATACCCCGTCCCGCCGATAAGCGTCCTGCCCTTGAGGATATTGTACACCGTGCCGTTGACGAGGCACTTCCCACCCTTAATTTCATAGGCTGTGCCATTGACGAGGGTCTTGTGTGTAGCGGGAGGGGGTGGCGTGACATTGCCGGAGCTGTCGACTTCCATGTCGGGCGGAAGAATGAGCGCGGGGCGGATGCCAGTTGAGTTGGATGCTTTGTTGGTCTCGCCGACGCCGTCGTAGTTGACGAGCCACACCAAGCTGGTGCTGTAGGTGAACGGTGAACGGAGCCCCCAGTCGTCGGCCGAGCCGTTCAGTTTCGCAATACGCTTGTTGTTGGCGGACGTGTCGGTTCCAGATTCAAAGTAGGACAGCTTCGCACCATCTTGCGGGAAGTAGGGGTTATCGCTGGTCGTGAAGCCAATCTCGTAGCCGGACAGCAGGAAAATCTTGCAGAGCAAGCCGTTAGCACCACTCTGATCCGAGCCACTGGAACCGCCGTTCTTGCGATACGGAATCTTCACCTGCTTGATTGCGTCCCTGATGTTGCTCTCAAACGCGTTCAAGAGCGTGCTGTTCAGTATGCTGTGGATGGTGCTGTTCTCCAGATTGTTCACATCCGAGCTGTGCCATCGTGTGGCCTCGAAGATGTCCTTCATCAGCAACCAAGTGCCGTCGCAGGATTCGTCGTACAGAGAACTCGGTTTGCCCTGATGGACGACGATAAACTCTTTCGCTGCACCGTTGACGTTCAGTTTGACGATACTGCCGACGGCTTTGGTGCCGAGTTTTGCACTTGCCATCTCAGCGCCTCCTTATTGAAAGTACCAGTTGATAGCGTAGTTCTCGGTGGGCGTGGTCTCCGATGCAACCAGCGTCTGCTTGGTGATGTTGCCGCTTGCGATATAGTCGCTGCCGCGCGTTGCCGCCACCAGCCCGCCCGAGCCGTTGCCCTTGAGGAGAGAGGTGGTGGAGGGGACAGTCGGAACACTGATCGTGACCGCGCCCGTCTTACCGTTGACCGACGTGACCGGCGCACTCTGCAAAGCGCTGTCAGCTTTGCCTAAACTCGTCTGCACGTCGCTTGCAAGGTCGGATTTGGCGACCGTGCTCTTAAAGGCCAGACTGCCGAGGTCGGCGAACCACTTTGCGATTTTGCCAAACAGCACGGAGAGTTTTTCGCCCGTAGCGATGTTTGCGCGGGCGGTCGCCGCCGTGAATGCCGCCGTGACGTTGCTACCGTTGCCGGTCTTGTCCAGCTTGCCGGAAATGTCCTGATGCTGCGTCAGATAGCCACTGTCATTGGTAAGTTGAGAGGTCTTTGTGGGGATTTTGGCGCGGATGTCGGGGTGCGCTGTCTTGTCCTCGTTGTGCGCCTTGATTTGCGCGGATACGTCCGGCGTGGGGATTTTACCAATAGCGTCATCCACATACTTGTACACATCCGTCCGCTTGCCCTGCGGGTCGTACACGCTTGCAAGCATATCGCCAGCGCCTTGACCGTTCGCGCCGTTGTAGACCTCAAAGTCAAACGTCGTCCCGTCCGTCAGGGTGATGGTATAGACGTCGCTCGTGCCGGGGGCGTGTGTGCCGCTCTTGAGCGCGATGTCGGAAATGCCGTTGCCGGTTGCACCCTGCGGGCCGGGAGCGCCAGTGTCACCGCGCGGCAAGCCAAAGACGAGCTTATAAACGTTGTCCACGAGGGACTTGCTCACCGTGGCGGGCTTGCCCGTCTCAAGCGTCACCGCATCGACGATCATGTTGACGATGGCGTCGCGCGCCGCTTGTGCATCGGTCTTTGCTGTCTCCGCCGCAGACTTGGCGGAAGCAGCGTCCTCGGCGCTCTGAGCGGTCTGTGCGGCTTTCTGCCCCGCAGCGGTCGAACTACCCGCCGCCGCGTCCTTTGCGCTCTCAGCGGCTTCCTGTGCCGATTCCGCTGCCGTCTTGGCGGCCTGTGCGCCGGTCTGCGCACTCTCCGCCGCTTTCTGCGCATTGGCCGCAGCGGTCTGTGCATCCTTTGCCACCGTCTCTGACTTTGCCGCATTGGTTGCCGCCGTCTGCGCGGCCTGCACCTTCTCGTCAACGCCGGTCGCAGATGCAGCGGCAGCAGCCGCAGAAGATGCCGCCGCCTTTGCGGACGCATCTGCCGCAGCAACCTTGTCGTCGATGCCCTGTGCAGCGCCCGCGGCCTTTTCAGCCGATGCAGCCGCCGCATCAGCCGATGCCTTGGCGCTGTCAGCGTATTCCTTTACGCCCTGCACCTCTGCCGCGACGGAATCCTTGGCATACTGCACGACCTGACTGCCTTTCAGCTTTTTTGCCTCGCCGCCCTGCTCAAGCACAAAAAGGTCTTCGCCCGTGATCTGTGTTGCTTGGGTGAGGTCAGAAATTGCTTTATCAGCCATCGGTTACCTCGCTTTCCTTTTCGGGCTTCGTCTTGCCCTCTTTGGCGGGCGGCTCTGCGGGGACGTGCGCCGCCTGCTGGTCAAGCCGCTCGAGGATCGCATATGCCTGCCTTAGCTCTCCCTTGACCTTTGCCATCTTCTCCGCGTCGTTCGCGGAGATCATCACTGAGGACAGCGTATTAAATGCGCTGTCAAGGATCTGCATTACCTGCTTTTTCATAGTGCCTCCTTATCCCGACTCCCACCAAGAGTCGGTGTAGATTTCTGCGTTGTAGGGTCTCCACGTGTCCGTGTAGATGTATGGCGTATACGCTCGCCACATATCCGTGTAGATGTACACAGCGCCGCCCGAAGTGCCGCCGCCCTCTGTGGTAAACGATCCGCTGTCGGAATAGCTGGTCTCCACCCATTGATTGAGGTTGGTGTCCCAATAGCAGAGCACTGCCTCCCAATCGTAGGTTTTGCCGGGAGTAAGTCCGTCGAACGAATCCGTAAACGTGTTGTTCGCGCCGGAATCCTCGTTCGAAGTCAAGTAATACCCGTACCCCAGAATGCCGGTCACGTAGATTGCACGTGCTCGGTCGTGGTAGCTGTCTCCGTAAAACGTGCCGTTGAGAACGGCTGTCGTCGACCCCGTCGCCGTAACGCTGACGCTAAAACTTGCCATGCGTCACCTCACTGACGGAGGAAAAACAGTTTTCCCCAGCTACCGGCCGGTAAGCTATTTCCGTACATCTGGCTGCCGATATACAACTCGCCGCCGCCGAGCGACACAATGTTGTTGGACAGCGTGATAAATCCACCGTAGGGACCGCTGGCTTTTAGGTATACGTTAGTCGCCGATTCCAGCTTGATACCGCCATAGAGGGTTTTAATGCCGATACCATAGTCAACGTTCGTCTCGACGAGCGAAAGTTCGCCCACTTTGGTATTGCTGTTTGCCAGGAGTTCCACCGTCTGGCCGCGCAACTTCTGCGCTGTGATAGAAGTGCTGTCAATGTACGTCGCGATTGCATTGTCGACCTCGCTTGCGCTCAGGCCCGCGTTGTTGTCGACGTAGGTCTTCGTAGCATAATTCGAGCCGTCCTTGAGATCGCCGACGCGGATGCTGCCGGTCTGGATTTGGTCGGCTGTCAGCGTACCCTTGATATTCGCCGCATCGACGTACAGATTATCCGTCTTGATGCTGCTGCCGTTGATCTTGGTCGTGCCGCTCGCGTCCGTCACCGTCAGGCCGTCCAGCGTGGTTTTGACCTCAGTGTACTTGCCGTCGATTCCCTCGACTTTGAGCATGATCTCCTCGCTGGTCTTGGTAATAGTCGAGCGTGTTTCGGCAATCTTGCGATTAAATTCCTGCGAGATGTACCCCTCGGACGGATATTCGTCTTCCATCTCTGCTTCTCCGGGGGAAGAAATACCCGCGTATCCGCGCCCATCATCAGAGAGTTTAGACATCGGCGAATAAATGCCACCAACCGTCACGCCGTCGCCCAGCTCTGCCGCTGGATCGATGTTTGCTGCGCCTGCTTCGTACGCCTGATACTGGTAGCCTTTCATGGTTTGCAGTAAAGCATTTACCATTGGCTGCGTGGCGTGAGGGCAACTTGCAATGACCTCCATTCCGGTATCGTCGCCCGCCGTCAGGCTATTTTCGTCGTCCACAAGCAGCGTCACACGGGAGATAGGCTTATACTTGCCATTGTCGGCAAAGCTTGTAATGTCGCCGCCGACGTAATATTTATCAGACAAGAATCCTCACCCCTCCAAACGTGATAGCGCTGCCCGCTTCTGTAATGAGATAGTTTGTCTCGCTCGGCATGGACAACAACGGAATAAGTAACAGTTTCCCTGCATCGGTAATAATCCAGTTCCCGCCGTGCGCCGCAGCGATAAAGCATAGCTCGTTGCGGATGGTGTAATCATTTGCGGGATAGTCGATGGTATACGAGCTGTTGAGCACTGTGCGTCTGTCCAGTTCCACGCCCATCAACTGGCAAAAGATGTTTACAGCGTCAGGCATAGTCATCGGGAAGTTAAGCGACTGGTCTGGCTCCCACACAACGTCAGCCTTTCTCATAGCGTCGTATGCTTCAATTTCCCAATAATCTCCATCGCAGGAACGGCGGTTGGTAAAAAACACACCTTTGGGGATCCAGTCTGTCGCCTGACTGCCATTAACAAGCCTGAGATACCGCTTGATCGTCGCGGCGCGCGGTACGTTGTCTGCATACAGCGCCAGTTTTAATGTTGCGCAGCAGGCGTTTCCGATGCCAAATTCTTCAAACAACTGCGATTCGACAGAATGCGACACTTCCGCGTCTTTGCCATATTCCGTGCCCGCAACGTCAAATTTGTACTCTCGTTCTGTGCCGGGCTTGTGGAGCATCTCGCGCCACAGCGCACTTGTTGTCTGTCCCATATCACACCTCGATCAAATTAAACGCCGCGCCGCCCCACACCTCATTGTCGTCCGCCGCTTCTTCGAGTGTGCATTCCATCGACGAGCAGTAAAACGTGCTGGTTCGAACTCCATGCAAGTCAAGATACTTGACCGTGCACGTTGTTTTATTGAGGTCATCATCGAGTTTTGCCAGCTTATCGCGAGGCATAGAGCGCGTTGTATAGCTTAGTTTCCGTTTTGTGGTGATCTTGTCGCGCCGCATCTTGCCATCTTTGGTACGGGTAGTCTTGTCGCTGTCGAGATCGTTTCTGCTCCACCCATACCCCTTTGTTGCGATTGCGGACGAGTAATCCGTGCCGTTGATAATAAGGACTTCCACGTTACCCCTCCTTAGTACAGCAGCACGGGCTTACCCGCCGCGCGCGTCATGTTGTTGATGTTCTTCACGGTGCTGCGTGCGATTTCCTTACCGTCGAGCTGGATAACGACCGTTGTTGTGCCGCCGCCCGATTCTGCCATCGCCCGTTTGAATGCGTCAACCATCGTTGCAAGCGGCGTTTCGATATTCGTTCCGCTTTTCTGGTCGCCAAGCACGGCAAGAAATTCCTTGTTGGGGGGGATAACCGCGCCGCGAGCCAATGCAGGAGCGGAGATACGGCTAATTGATGGAGCTCGAGAAGGGCTTCCAAAGCCCCCGCTTCGGGTCCCAAATCCTCCGCTGCGGCCAGAATTCGATCTTGCAATAGAATTTTGAGCCTCAACGAATTTGTTGCCAAACCAGCTAACGGCATTAGCCACCCACGTTTTTACAGCCTCCCATGCGGCTTTTAAGCCGGACAAAAGGCCGTCAATAATCCTTCGACCTAACGCTTTCCAGTAATCAGCAGTAAAAAACTTCGAAACGCTGGTATTCCACCACTGTTTAATGTTCTGCCACATTTCTTTAAGCTTGGTAAGAAGTGCACTCCAATCCAGATCAGATGCAGCGGCAATAGCCGCGCCGCCAGCAATCATCATCCCAATGCCAAGTGGAAGATTTGCGCCGGAGAAACACAGAACCGCACCGATAGCGATAAGCGAGACGCCAATCGAACCCATAAGAGATTTGATTGCGGCTTTTGTCTTTTCGGGGGCTGTGTTCCAGTTCATGGCGACCGACGCCGCAATAGATGCTGCACCCGCAATCATTAACCCAATACCGAGAGGTAAGTTTGCTCCCGAAAAGCAAAGCACTGCGCCGATGGCAAGCAAGGTCATTCCGAGCGCCATCATTAAGGCCGACAATGTATTTTTTGTTTTGTCGTTTACTGCATTCCAGTTCAAGGCGACTGCCGTTCCCAGCATAGCCGCGCCTGCCAGCATAAGCCCAATGCCGAGGGGGATGTTTGCGCCAGATAAACACAAAATTGCACCAATGGCGAGGGCAAAAAGGCCCAGCACCGAAAGCACATTTGTCAGTGCAGCTCTAAGGCGGTCAGACATTGCGTTCCAGTTTTCTTTAATAAGTGTAACAAGCCCAATCGCGCCCGCCGCCATAAGTGCGATTCCGAGGGGGATATTTGCGCCGGAAAAACACAGAATTGCGCCAAGAGCTAAAAGCGCGCCGCTAAGGTATGCCGTAAGCTCGTCGATCTTTGCTTTGTACTCGTCGGTCGTAAACTGTTCAAACACGGGAGAAAGCCGATCTGCAAGCGCAGCCGCAGCGCCGCCTCCACTGCTTGATGTGGAAATCGTGTTGATCTCGTCAAAACTAGCAAGATTCCCTTTTGCTTCTTTTGCCGCCGAACCGACGCTACCGATAGCATCTGCTTCTTTATAAAGTCCTTTTGCCGCCGCTTCTGATTTTTTTGCCGTTGTTCCAAAAAGCATCGATACAATGTTTGCAATAACGCTGATAACCTTTGTAAGGATGTTCACAAGCGCTGTAAAGGCAGGAACAATTACACTTAATAGCGGTTGTGCCAAAGTGAGCAACGCGCCCTTTAAGCGTCCAATAGCTTTTGCGGCTTCGTCATTTACTTGGATGACTTTCCAGACATAATCACGAACAACGGATAATGCCCTTGTAATAAGAGTAAACACAAACGCCCTGAGAGCGAGCTTCTTTACTCGGTTAACGAAGCGGGACATGTATTCGTCGGCTTTTTTAGTCGCCTCACCCATCCCGAAAACACCGTTTTTTGTGCTGGAGATTTTTTCGGAAAGCTCCCCCGCTTTTGTCTTCATCTTATCGAGATTTGCCGTATCGGACTGAATTGAAGCGTCCATCTTCTCAACTTTAGCTGTAACGGCGTCATACTCTTTTTGCAAAGATTTCACAGTGCTTTCCTGTGCCTTGATGGAATCCGCCGTAAAAAACTCTTTGCCGCTGTGCATTGAATCAAGCGTCGCTTTTGCCGCATCGAGATTTGCCGCGATTTCTGCCGACTGCTTTGCCAGCGGCATTTTGTCTTGCTGTTTCTGGTAAATTTTATCGTTAAGCGTGTCGATTTTTTTAACCAGTTTATTCAGTTCTTTTTGAGCGTCTTTGTCGTCCAGATCCACGCTGAAAACTACCGAACCGTCCGCTGCCATAAAATCACCACCTTGCTTTTAGTTTTTTGCTGTGATATGGTAAAAGAACCGTATTTAATGGGAGGGAAATAGAATGAAAGCATTGAAAAGAACCTTGTTATTCCTTGTTGTCTTCTTTGCATCGTTTCTTTTGATCCTAATTGTAGGAGTTGCTACAACGCCAGAAGGCCAAGAAACTATGCCAGTATGGGTTGGCGTTGCCCTTCTAACAATACCTATCCCATTAGGGATTCTGGCCGTTAATAAAGCCGTACCGCAGACTTATGACGAAAAGATTAAAATCCAAACAGTAAAGTGCAAGCTACAACTTGTCGGCGGGCTTGACCTTGCAGCAGGGTCTATCTGCTCCGCCATGTGCTCCCCAGAATCTATTTCATTTTCAGCGAGCGGACAAACATTTACGCTTTCGCCAGAAAAGCTAATCGATGTGTCTGTTATGACACCGCAGGATATCCAGACCCAATACGTTTCAAGCGTCGGCGGCGCAATCGCGGGCGGTATTTTACTTGGCCCAATCGGCGCGGCGCTTGGAGGGTCAGCACAGAAGAAGAAAACGAAAATTGTCCGTCAGTACCTTATCTTTGCATATCAGGCTGATCCAGAAGTTAAATACATTGTATTTGACGTGACCTCTGCACCTCAGAACGGGAAGAAAATCAGCAAAATTTATGCGTACTTAAAGAAAAATGAAAACAAACAAGTCTCTCTTTAATTTCAACCGGCTCATTCGTGAGCCGGTTCTTTTTTCCCCAACCATGCACTAAGCGTATCCGCTTCTTCTTTCGAGACCTTTTTCGGGATATCGACCACATCTTTATTGCGTCGGTAAAATTCTCGGTCTGACTTGTCTAAGGGTTTTCCTTTCGCCTTTAGTTCTCGAATGCGGATGACTTGCGCAAAGAAGCAATCGCCAATTTCCATATAAGCAGACAAGAAAGTAAACCAGTGCGTACCGCCAGTGTTGGTATCTGGATCGTATTCGCTTTCGCGAATCTCTTTCCCAAGCACTCGGTTGACAGGGGAAACGATAAACTGAAAATCTTTCGCCCAATCAATGATCTCCGGCTCTTTCTTTTTATCATCAGGGTATTGCCCACCGTTGATAAACCAAAACAGCTGTTTGATCGCTTCGTCGTAGTCGGGAATTGAATCAAAGTCAACAAAGAAGAGACGAAGGGCGGTATAAGCTCGTTCTTCGTCGCTGAGTTCTTCATCGTCCAGAACCTCGAATATCGTCAGTATCACTCGAAAGTCATACCGAACGGCAAAGCTCTGCCCGCTGATCTCTACGCTTTTAGGAAGTCCGTAACTCATACCGCCCTCCGATTAATGCTTCTGCACTTTGTCGATGTACTTTTTGATCCTCGGATTCGTGAATTTCTGCTCACGCGAGAACGTACTGTCGATCTCATCCATAATGGCGAGCATAAAGTTGCACCATACAGGAACGCCTTCCGCCAAGGCGTAAACATTCCTGTCGCCGAAAAGGTCGTCTGCAATGGGTGCATCAAAGACAGAATTGATAATGTCCCGCATTTCGCGGTCTCTCTCTCGGGCAAAAGCAAAAATCTGCTTTTTATCACCCATCTTTTCGATCTGCGCCTTATATCCATCCTGCTTTTTGTCAAGGTCTTCAAAAGCAAGATACAGCTTTTCGACAAAATTGCTGTCGGTAGGGTTGAATGACACTTGGCACTTCCCGTTTACGGTATAAGTTACAAGGCCGTCGTCAAAATTAAGTTCCCGCATGATGCCCTCCTATTTATTCGCCCTCGGTAAAAGTGACCGTGCTGCCGGAAATAGCGGCAGTGCCGATGGTGCGCGTGCCGCCGAGCGTCACGTCGATAGGCATACCGATAAAGCCGCCGCCCTCGCCGCCGAGGGAAGAGGGCTTGACCATACAGGACGAATAGCGCTCCGCAAATACTGCGGTCTTTGCCGTGCCTGCATAGGCGTGGACAATCAGCACGTCCTGATTCGCCAGCGCCGCCGCGTTCTGCTCCTTGACCGCGAGATTCCAAACCTTGACGATGGCAGGGTCGCCAGCGTCCAGATCAGACGGGTCAAATGTCTGCGTGATGATGGGTTTCTTCATGGTCGTGCGCGTCGTGCCAAGAATATCCTTCGAGGAATCCTCCTGCCAGTCGTATTCCATGCTGGAATCTGTGACGCGCGTACCGAGGGGAGACCACGTGGGGGTTCCGGCTTCGCCCGTATTGAGATACGCGATCAGAAGTTCGCGGTCTACGGTCTGCCCCGCCGGAGTGTTAAATGTCGTATCAGCCATTTTTAATCACCTCGTAGTTCATTTTCATAAGGATTTGGTGATCCTCGTCGCCGTTCTCATACATGGCGAAAAGAGAGGATCGCGTTGTAGGCTCAATACGGATGACGCGGCGACTGTCGCCAATGTCAGGCGGCGTTTCGCTTGCTGCCCAATCGCCCAAGGCGTTAAGCAGCTCGTCAGCCTTGAGCCGTTTGTCGTTGCTATTCCCCGGTTTCATGCGGTAAATGACCTTGAATTGGTATTCCGCCTGATACCCGCCGAGAATGTATTTCTTGACGATATACGCCGCCTGAATCGTAGACAGCGCCATTGCCGGAGTATCAGCGGGAAGAAATTCGAATCGAATCAAATCAACCGGCTTATCCGGGAACGTGTTTAACCACGCAAGCAGCTTGCGGGAGACCTGATCTTCCTCCGCCGCCGAAACCGTCTTTTTAACCTGTTCCAAATTTCTTCACCGCCTTATCTGCTACGCGCACCCACTTATCAAGGTTTTGCGCCTTAGATGCTTCAAACCAATGCGATTGTGCTTGTGGATTGACATCCGTCCTGAACACCAAATTCCGATCTGTCGTTACCTTGTGCTCGCCTTTTCGCACCCAAGAGCTGCCGGTTTCAGGGTCTACCATCAGCTTACCGTTATAGAGGTATCGGGCATAAGGCCCAGGATATACAATGCTGTTTCCGATAACTCTCGTCCTGTTCATAAGCCCTGCGGCAGCCCCAGAGGACGGCACAAATGGACGCGTGTCTGTCTCCACCTGTACCGCAACTTCGTGTTCTGCCTTTGTACAAGCCCTTGCAGCGGCTTCTTTCACCGCATCCATGCCGGAAGTGTCAACGGTAAATTTCAGTACCATGTTATTTACCACCGCACTCAAAATGCTGCATATCCGGGCTTCCGTAGTCCATCATGTCAACTTTGGTGAGGTTGTAGCAGTCATCGTGGCTCAGAACGACGGTCATGTTGTCCGACACGAATTCGCCCTTTACAAAGCACGTCATGCCACCGTTACCCTTGTATGAGAGCGTCCATAGGTTAGACTTGTCCGCCGCTTTGAAAAACGATTGTGGGCCGATGTAATTTTTCGGCTTACCTGTTACCCCGTCCACCGCTACCACAGAGAACGGGATATACAGGTTGACCGCATCCGCCCCTTCAAGGCCGCTTTCCCGCACGTTGACACCCTTTGACGCTTGCAGCATGACCCCGCGCAGGATCGTGGTATAGACTTTCTCGACCTCATCAAGAGTTGTCGGGTCGATCTCCTGCACGATGTTGTAGATCGTTACAGTGTGGGGAGCGTACATCTATACACACCTCCGCGATACAGCAGCCCAGTATGGGCAAGGTATTCCATGCACGTTTCTGCCAGCAGTTTCTTTGCCCCGTCCGTCGCATTGAGGGCAGACAAAGCAGATTCCCCGCCTGTTGCAAACGTTCTGGAGTGACTGCCTACCGTTTCGCTTTTTACTTCCGCATCATTTGCCGCGGCATTGGCAAGATTTTTCATTGCCAGTGCTTGTGCGGCTTCGATAACCGCGTACTTATCCACCAACGCGCAGCAGCACATCTTCACTGCGTCCAGATCGGCATGGTCTTTTGCCATGTTGCGCGTGTAGTAGTCGAGGAAGGAGCTGGCACGGACAACAAGACGCGGAAAGTCGTTTTTGCTCACGGCGCCCATATAGGTACCGGTGTAGTATGTATAATCAGCGTATGTCATACGGGTCAGCTCCTTTCAGATTAAGAAACGGTAACAGTGGCAGTGCCGGTCTTCGTGCTGTCCTGCTTGGACTTGGCCGTAACGGTGATACTGGTCTTAGTCTCAGCGGAGTCGATAGTCAGCAAGCCGTCTTCGCTGATCTTGGACTTCGTGCCATTCTGGCTCCACTCGACCTCGCCGTTGATAATGCCCTCGCCGGTAACAGCAGCAGTAAACGACTTGCTGTCGCCCTTTGCCATCGTCGCGGTAGCGGGCGAGACGGTAACAGTAGAGATGTCGCCGCCCTTGCCGTAAACAGAGAACGGGAACGGATTTGCCTTTTCCGCGTTGTAGGCGTTGATGGGGTTCGCGATCTCCCAGCCGAGACGCATGACTGCGCGCAGCGCCACCATATCGTTCTGCATGAGGTTGTAGGTGATAGCCTTCGTGGTGGGATCCTGAATAACGCCCTCGGTGAAGATCTTGAAGGTCATGTCCTGACGAATGGCATAGACAAGCTGGCTCCAATCGCCGACGATCATCTGAGCCTGGGCGGGGTCAAACGCACCGTTCATGGGGAAGTACATATCCATGCCGTCCAGACCGTAGCGGGTAGCGCCCTGCATATCGGTCTTGAAAATAGGCTGGCCGGAAGTGTCGCGGAGACCGCGCAGCTTACCGCGCATCTGGATAGCGGACATAACGCCATTGGGGTTGAAGCCGTCCAACTCGACCTTAGAGATTAGACCGCCATCGCCCATCACATCGGCGTAGATGTCAGAACTGATAGGCACGCCGTTACCGGCAGCGATGGCAGCGGGAACAACGCCGGTGCGCCAAGTGCTGGGCTTGTTGGTGCCGAACAGGATAGCGGCGTCGATGACCTTGCCGAAAGCCTCGGTCAGGCGCGGCTTAACTTCGCCCCAAATGTCATAGTCCGCATCGTCGAGTGCCGCCTCGGGAATGGGGACAATGACTGCGATCTCCTCGGCGTACAGTTTCTTCTTGTCCCACGCCATCTTGGTGGTCTGCTTGAATGCCTCACCTGCGCCGCCGTCAGTGGCTTCGCCATTGACAAAATACGCAGAGGGGAGCGCGTCAAGCACGTTGATGGTCTGCGTCTTGCTGGACATATTCGCCAGACGACGGCCCATGCGCAGGACAGCGGATTCCGCGATAGCGCCCTGCATGATCTCGCGGGTTACGGGTTCCGGAATAAGTCCGGAAAGTGCGGAACGATCAATAGTTGCCATGTTGTAATCTCCTTTTCGTTACTTGAGTGCGCCGCGGATCAGATTGTTCATCGCGGCATTATTTGCATTCGGTTTGTCGCCGCCGCCCACAGGAGCCGTCCAGTCAAACTTGACTTTCTGACGATTTTCCGTGAGCTTATCAACGGCCTGCTCAAAAGTGGTCTTGTCGTCCATCATCCTGAGAGCCTTAAACGCGATAAACTCCGCTTCCTCGCCGGTTAGCCCCTTGGAAAGCACATACTTCTCGCGCTTGAGCTGCTGAACTTCGGCCTGCGCTGCGGTCAGGGCGGACTTGTTATCCGCAAACTCCTTTTCGCGCTTTGCCTGCCGCTCCTGCTCGGTCTGCTGACTGTCTTTCCATGTGCGATACGCGGTCATCTCGTCCTCGCTGGGGTACTTTCTCCGTTCCCGGTCAAGCCTCGCCTGAATCATCTTGTCAACATCAGCCTGAGTGAACGTCTTTTCCTGCTCTTGCGCAGTCGTTCCCGTGCTCTGCACGGTGGTTTCTTCTGCCATAAAAATCTCCTTGTTTAACGACCTGTCGGTCAGTGTTGATAAAACAAAAGAGCCAACCTGTAAGCGTTCCTTACAAGTTGGCTCCTATTGCCCTTTCCCGCGCCCTATTGCGCGGGAGTGCTATATTTAATTGTTTTCTTCACCTCTAAGACAATGTACCCATCGCCTTTTCGTCGTATCTCTGCATCGTTGCCGCGCTTTAGAATAGCTTGCACGGCCTTGATGGCTTCGTCAAAGTTCAATATTGCATCTTCGTCCTTTCCCACTGTTCAGGCAGCCCCGCAGCCTCGCTGAACGCCTTGTATTTCGCGTTTAACCGCCGTAGCCGTATGTTTACCGCCCGTTCTTTTTCCGTCAATCCTGCGGCCTTGTAAGCGGCTTTCTCGCGCTTTAGATTACGGATTGTCCGCTCTACGCGCCGTTGCATCTGTGTTGCTTCGTATGCGGTGTATGTTTTCCCCTCAAAAGTGCAGCCGAGCCCATCGTCGATATGCTCAAGCTGCTTATCGGTATAGGTGCGCTCCATAACTCCTTCAACAAACGCCGACCAGCTATGCCGACAATTTGCTCCAAGAATACCGGTCACATCTCCAATGCCGCATGTGCTTTCAAAATCTGGATATTCCCCTTTTGACGCGTCGGGGTATTTCTTTGTAAATTCAGCCCATCGATACAGTTTGCCTTGCCATTTTTTGTGGTTTTCCCACCCTTTAGGCCCATCGATATCACGCGCTCCGGCGTGCGCCTCTACTTGCACAAGGTCGGTTTGCAAAAAGTCCATAGACTGTTCCGAGTATTTACGGTTTAGCTGATTTACCGCCGTCATAACCGCGCGGCGGGCAGCCACATCGATCTGGTCGCGGTGTCCGCTCTCATAATCCACGACTTTTAGGCCGCTTTGCGCCAACTGACGCACCGCCGATTTGATAGCCTGATTGTAGCTGATAGCGCCGCTCTGGATTTGCATTGTAGCGTTATCCAGCGCCCATTGGTATGCTTTGGCAGGTGACAGCATTGTGCGCCCAGCGTCCACTAAAAAGCCCATTGATCGCGTTATATTGCGCATTGTTTGCTTTGTCTGCTCGTATATTGCCCAAGTATCTTCTACGCTTACCAGCGTTTCCGGCTGCGTGATGTGCGCAAGGTCAATAAGCTCGGTGTAATACTTCTGGTTGCGTTCCACAACATCGTCAAGCAGCTCATTCAACTTCGTTTCACTGATACCGGAAGTTTTGCGAATTGCTTTCTCAATCTCTTTTAGGTCGATGCCATGTGAGCGAAGCACGCGAATGTCTTGCACGGTTACTTCGTTCAGTTGGTCTGACGCTTTGAGACGGGAGCAGATTTCTTCCAGCAGCGTGATTTCAAGCGCACGGAACAATTCTGTCAATTCTTCCGGCATTGCGTCAAGCAGGTCTGGGCTAAAAGGGTAAGGCCGCATACGCCGTCACCTCACTCAATCTCTTCTTCCGGCTCTTTTGTCATGGCCTGCATCTTCGGAAGCTCCGCCTTTGCGGTTTCCTCGTCCTCGTTTTTGTACGTCATGCGCATTTCATAATCGTTGAGGATCCCAGCAGACAAAAGCTGCATATCGCGCGCAAACTCAGCGTCTTTGTCCTGGAAAATACTGTCGTCAAAATCAATACTAATTTCAATATTTTCATCCAGTCCGGCGTTCATGGTCGTATTGCCCAGTCGGAGGAGAACCCTACAAAGTTCAACAAGCACCTGCTCCAAGATGATCTGGTGCTTTCCTCGCGTCTTTGCAAGCTCACTGTGCGTACTGATAACCTGCGTCGCAGTCGCCATTACGGCTTGGTCGATCTGATAAAAGTTCGTGCCAAAGCCGCACTTGCTCCCCAAGATATTAAGCGCGAACTGAACCCCGACACTTAACTTATCGGAGTTAAGTGTCATGTCGATTGGCTGAATAACCGCCCCATCGCTTACATCTTCTGGCATAACGTAGTACACAAGATCGTTTTCATCAAACGCCGGTGTACCATCAAGAAATTTACTCGCCGCAGGCTTAACCATAATGCGTTTTTTGCCCATCACGAACTCATTGATGTAAGCATCATAGGCAATATCGGCACCTTCGAGTGCATCGATAGCATTGGCATAAACCGAAATGCCGGTTGGAAGCAAATAGTTGAAGTTATTCGCAATGTTAAGTCGGTCAATGACAAATTGACGCTTATCGCTTCCGGTATGTACAACAGGGGGGATGCGCTCAAAGCCCTTAACATTGGTCAGTGCTTCGTCTGCAAGTTGCTCATTATCATACCGATAAATGCGGTTCTCAATGACGTATTCGCCGCCATCCTCTTTTCTATGGATTTGCAGATAGAGGTAATCGCGCCCGCCCCTTGTAATTACAGAGGAAAACGCGCACTCGCTGATATATCCGTTCTGCCATGCCAGCGGGTAGATATTTTCGATAGTCACATAGTCCAGCACAATGCCGGATGTATTGCCGGGTACGATCTCGCCGTTCTCGTTGACCTCCTGCCCCACTACGCGGGGAATGTATGCCACCGTGCCAAGCGCAGACTTCATTTCCTGCATCTCATTCGCCTTAACAGCAAAATTGTTCTCCGTCAAGATGCGGTCAATAAATTCCTGCTCCTTATTCCCTTCAAGCGTTATCTGCACTTTTTCGTTCATGAGCAGATTCGCCCAATCCTCGCACAGTTTCTTTCCCATTCCAAGGGAATACCGCTTGCAGTTGACCATGCTTTCACCGTTACGGACGCGGTAATTGTGGAAGCCCTTTACATTTCCCTGATACCAGCTTTTCCACTCCGCAACCTTGCTGTAAAACGATTCGGGGATCGTGGTATAGCCAAGCTCGTTAAGTTTTAAGATAACTGCATTGCTCATGCGATAACTCCCATCCGGCGAGAAATCCGCTCTAAAGCGTATCTTGTGGCATCAATCAAATGGTTATTTGCATCAGGATACCCGCTGATGATGTCGCCGTCTTTATTCCGTTCGTATTCGTAATTTACAAACTCTTTATACGCGTTTGGTGTCCGGCGGCGGTCAATGACGATCTTGCGCCTCTGTAGCCACTTCATGCCGTAGTCCACGGAGCCGGGGCCTTTGATAGCCTCCTTTGCCGGAAGGCCAAGCGCCCGATAATCCGCAGTGCTCTTCGGCTCTGCGCTGTCACACGTGATGTACGCGTCGCCATATCCGCACCCTTTGATAATTCCGCCGCTCTCCTCGTTTGTCAGCTTATTTTTATAAATCTCGTCAATAAAGTAGATTGTCTCCCGCGCCCGGTCGTAGTGTAGCCGGATAAACGCAAATGGATCTGGATACCATCCCCAGTCAACACCTTGGTATATCTGGTCGAAGCTCCCGATCTCCTTGTCCGTAATCTCTCGCAGCTCCAAATTTTCAAACACATTTCCACCCGTGCCGACCGGAATGCCAAGATACTCGTGCTGATATGCACGCTCGTCTGTCTCTTTGAGGTGTTCCGCTTCTGCAAGAAACTGTTCTCCCAGCCATTCAGGCGGTGCTTGCAGATATGTCGACTTGTGGCACAAGCGGTCATCCCGTTCTTCCAAGCTATCCTTGTTTGCCCAGTTGTCGCGCGAAATTGGTGGGTTATAGCTTTCAAAATTCCAAAACACCGAGCCGCCGCGCATGGTCGACTGCAAAATGTTTCGGATTTCTGCGCGTCCGGCAAACTGGTCTTTTTCTTCAAAGTGCGTTACGGCAATGTAGCCAAACGGCACCTTGATAGACTTGATCTTCATGGGATCGTCAGCACCCCGAAACATGATCTTCTGCCCGGTAGGCTTGTATATCAGCTCCATCGGGGAGACTTTAGCTTCCCAGTACGCCGCCATACCCAATTCGCCGATTGCCCAAATATACTGGGCATAAACGCTATCGCGGATCGTGTTTGCTACCTTGCGCAGCACAAGCGCATGCGTTCCCGGATTGCCAACCAGCAGAAGCGGGACGATAATTGATACTGTGGAGGATTTCAGCGATCCGCGCCCGCCGCTAAAATCGTAATGCGTGTGACCATGATGGAAAATGTCATGCGCAATGTCATAAAAAGCAGGCCCGATCTTTTCTGACAAGAGGATATCAGACATCGATAATCACCTTAACGACGGAATCAGCGGCAGAATTGTCTTGCTTGTCAAACACGCCAGTATGCTTTGCAAGCATTTCGAGCGCCTTTAGCTTGTTCGCATATTTCAGGTCGCTTTCCGTGCAATCAGACGCAGGCTTGTCCGCGATTTCTTTTAGCTTTTCAATCACATAGTCCTGCGTTACTTCCGTCCGCTTCTGCCTTTCCGCCTTTGCTTTTTGGATAGCAGCTGAAACGTTACCATTCGTAACTAACTGCCTACCTTTCTCAGCGTTCTTATACCCTGCTCTCGCGGCGGCTTGAGTGGCATTTAAGTCCACAAGATACTCTTGCACAAACCGCTCTTGTTTTGCTGTTAATGGCACTCATCACCACCTCTTTTGTCGTAGTTTTTTCTCTCCAATGGCGCGCGGGGCGCGCCCGCCCTCTCTTTTTTTATTTTTTCTTTTCTCTTCTTTTGGTGGATTATAGGGGGAGAGATAATAAAGGGGTTTAAGGGGAAAAAGAAGAGAGGGGGAAGAAAGGGGAGATTTTCTTCTCTTTTCTTCGCCCGCAACTCGCCGCGATCTGCCGCAAGTTTCCTCGAATTGCGGCTCGCTGTCGTGCTGCGGTCTAATTCCATCCGCCCGTCACAGTCCATTGCCGCTTTGATACGCCGATAAGCGTTGTCAAATTATTTTTGCTACCAGCCCCCGCCCCTTGGCCTTACATAGCAGACTTTACCCGCCCCGATGGGCTACAACGCCGCACTCAGGGCAGCGGCCATCCTCTTTTGGCACAAGCGGCAGGGGTCGAACCTGCATATCTGGGAGTCAAAGTCCCATGCCTTACCATTTGGCTACGCCTGCGTATGTCCCCGCTGGGGCACATCGTTGAGAAGTGCGCGGGGTCCTGTGCCGCATGAGAGGTGCGGCCTCTCGGCCCTGATCGTGGGCTGCATCATGCGTGCGGCAGATCGCGGGGGGCGGTGTGAAAAGATAAAAAGCACCGCGCCCCGCTATGGCGCAGGAGGTAAACGCCATAAATGAGAGAACCGCAAAGGCTTTTGCACCTCTGCGATTCTATTATCTCATAAGCAAATGGCTTTTTAAGGCCAACTTTTAATCATCGAGCAGCCCGTAGTTCCGCGCGACGCACTTAATAAAATCCGTATGCCATCGTCTCGCCGTCCGGTCGGAACAGTTAACCGCCATCGCCGCACCTTCGAGCGTGTGGGTCTTGTCCCAAAACACAAGGCGGATAAACTTTAAGCGCTCTTCGCCGTCTTGCATTGACTTTGTTTCGCTCACCGCTTTTCGCACAGCGTTGTTTTCTAATAAAGACACTCCGTGCAACTCCTGCTCTCGATTGGGGGTATAGCGGCGGATAATTGCTTTTACATAGCCCCACCAGCTGTAACGAGGTTTACTCATGGCGTGCCACCTTCCTTTTCACCCACACCCACAGATTCCGCCACGGGTGGGATTCTGCGTAATTGGCGCGCTGCTCGGCGTTGCTCCATTGCTGATGCATATAATCACGTTCTTCTTCAACTTGTCGGCAGCCCACCGTCATTCTCGATACCTCTGCATTTGCCCGCCCAAGCGCCGCCTCAGTGTCAGCAAGCTTATTTCGCAGCGTATCCAAGTCCGCTTTCAGGTTCGCGATCTCGTTTGCCTTGTTGATGACCTCGCCGGTCATCTGGTCAAGCCGCTCGGTCAGCGTGCCGATCTCTCCACGCAGCTTTTCATTTTCCTCGGCCAGTTTTACGCCGTCCTTAAAATGTGCCGCCGCCTCAGCTTCCGCTGCCCCCTGCTTTTCCTGTGCTTCCTCCACCATTTTCGCCATCTGGTCTTTGGTGTACTTCTTGATGTTGATGCTCATAATTTGGCTCCTCCCATTTTCATTTGTTCCCCGCGTCCCCGGTCGCTCACGATGCTCACGACCTTGCAGTCGCCGTATCGCTCGATATCCATGGCGATACGATCCTTGATGCCCTGCGCGTCGGAGGCGGGGACGTTGGCTTTAATCGTGATCGTCAGCATATACGTACGACCTTCTTGCCGTCCATCTTCACGCCGCAGTTGGGGCAGTACGGCTTGCGATAAGTTCGTTCTCTGCCGCTGTCGCAGATAGCAACAACCTCACCACAGTTTGTGCAATACCAATCGCCATCCGCATCTTGTTCCCACCGACCATGCACCACCGGGGCAACATCAGCGGCCGGAATGTTCTTGATGGATTCGATGCTACTGGCAAGGCATCCATCTTGCATGAGTTTAAGCAACGCATCTTCCCTCTTGATGTATTCAGCCATTGCCAAGAGTCCTCATCACATACGCCACGCAGTTCTCAGGGTCATTTCCACAGAGACATGGCGCATATACGCACGAATCACAAATTGTAAACATCTCAGTTAGTGTCATTGTCAGCCCTCCTGTTCCATGCTTCGATCTTGTTTGCCCTAATCACAAAACCAGAAAGAACGCACCCGTTATACCAATGCTTCCATTCTCCGCAGTTTGGAGTTCTTACAATCTCACCCATCGGCTTAGCTTCCGCCCCGCAGAAGGGGCATGGTTTCAGGTCAGCCAATGTGACGCCGCCTCCTTTGCTTCCTCCTGACTAAGAAAAACAACGCTCCCGAAGTTGCTTAGTCTCTCATAGTCTCCGCCATGTCTTCCCTCCAGATAAACTGCATCCGCCATGACGTGTAGCGGAATTACGGGCTCCGTGTCCGCAGCCCACACCGTATCGCCGATTTTGCACGGTCGGATGACAATTTGATGGTTTCTGTCGGCCTCGGCCAGCTCACGTAGGCGGTCATAGCTGCCGATGCTGTTAAGAACTCGCATCATGGCGTTCCATTCACCCCATAAGCTGCGCACCTCTTCCGGCGTCAGCCCCGTTTCCTCGTAGGCTGCAAGACGCTCCACACACGTCTGTCTGTACGCGCTTTTTGCCACACGGTCATTGCAATCATTGCCACTGTAACAACCTGCCGGATAATTGTAATCCGCTGCGCCGCTTGCGAGATATTTTGTCAATCTCTCCATCACTCCACCTCCTGCATCTTACTAATCACTTTTCGGATCACGTCGCCACCGTAAGCGTCTTTTGTCAGCTCCAAAAATTCCGTCAGCGTCATCATGCCGTGCTCGAGGTCGACGCCGTAGTCTCGGGCAAACTGCTTTCGCCCCATGTCACACGATCCGGTCAAGCGATGATGCCAGTCGTAAAAATACTGCGTCGGATACGTTTTTTCACGGTCTGTCTCTCGCAGGAACGCATCTATACGCTCGTCTTCCGGCATATCCTCGAAAAGCTTGTCTCGCAACGCCTCCATTGCTTCGCGCAGCGTTTCGCCATGCGCGAAAATGTTGTCCTGCTTGACGATGTAGCACGGTGTAAGCGTCAAATCCCCGTTCAAGATTGCCCCGTGCGCAGTGTTGCCGCGCACGGAACGAATCAGCGTATTGACACCGTCAATTCGATAAACCGTTTTCCGGTTGAAACTCTTAATTCCGGAGCCGTAGCCGGAGCCGTCGCCGGAGCCGGAGCCGTAGCCGTAGCCGGAGCCGGAGCCGTAGCCGTAGCCGGAGCCGGAGCCGTAGCCGGAGCCGGAGCCGTAGCCGTCGCCGTAGCCGTAGCCGTAGCCGTCGCCGGAGCCGTAGCCGTCGCCGGAGCCGTAGCCGTAGCCGGAGCCGTCGCCGGAGCCGGAGCCGTAGCCGGAGCCGGAGCTCACAGGCAAAAAGGCTTTAATCTTCTCGTCAAGCGTCATCTCTTCCACTCCTTTACGCCTCGAAGAGACGCAGATGCCGTGTCTGTGCACGGGATGATCTGGATCGCACCAAGCACGGTCATTTCCGGAATCGTCACGGTAAAACGGCAGTTGCCCGGTGCTTTTGTACCGTCCTGCGCCAACTGCTCCACGGCACACGCGCCGTCCCAACTCCACAGCTTACGAACATCGGTCATGGTAACCTCGGAGCCGTTTCGCTCCTTGATCTTGCCGAAAAACACGCCTGCGCGGTCGCAGCGAACGATATAGTCCTGATTGTTGTTCATGATAAAAATTCCTCCTGATTTTTTTAAAATTTAAAGCTCTATCTGAGCCTGATTCCGTTTACCTCCGCCTCCGCCGTAAAGTAACGGTGGTGCTCGTTGATGTAGACGATACGACCGTGTACGGTTCTCAATTTTTCAAATCCGCAGATGCCGCTCGCGCCCTCAAAGGCTGCAGGCTTCCAGCTAAATGGTTCTCCGATGTACATAGTCAGGCCTCCTTTTTCCGTTTCTTCCAGCCGTCACATGGCACGTCGGAATCAGGCGGCGTGAATACCGGGTAGCCTTTGCCCATGCCCCAGTTGTAGTCTTTGTCTCCATAACGGAAGCAATAGCCATAGATGACGGCCTCGTCGCTGCGAACGAACGGCTCTCTCAGTGCAGCGTAGCTCCGACACGTCTCGCAGCTATGTACTGCTCCCTCGTGAGCCTCTGCCCAAAGCTTCGTTTGCTCTTCCGTGGTCACGTCAAGGATTTTTCCCATTATGCGTCCTCCCCAAATCTCAATTTTGTTACGGCAATGGGGAACTCTTCAATCTCGCTTGCCCAGCGTGCCGTGCCCTTGCCGTTGTGCCGCTCAAATACCAGTGGGAACCCGCCGATGCCGTCGAACAGGCTCCCCATCGTAACAGGACGCAAATATTGCGCACTGATACGCTTTGCCAGGAAGTCCCAAAATGGCAAGGCGATGGAATTCCCCAGCGCCTTATAGCGCGGACTGTCGCTCGGCTTGCGCAGTTTGCCCTTACTGTCGCGCCACTCGCCGATGTCCGTCCAGTGGTCTGGGAATCCTTGCAGCCGCTCGCATTCCATCGGCGTGAGGCGGCGCACCACCATGTGCTGCCGGGCCGTGTTGTTCAGGTTCAGACTTTGCCCGCCGCTTTCTTTTGCTTGAAGCGTGCCGTTTACCTCTCCGCCCTCTCGGAAATTGCGGAAGTCTATGGAACTACACATAACCGCTTGAACATCGTGCATGGTGTTCAACGTTTGGCTGACTTCCTCCCCCATAATGCTGGCTTCGTTGGCTTGGCCGTTGCCGATGCCGTATGTAAGCGGCACTTGATTGCCGCCTGTCCCCATTCGAGCCTGCAACGCCGGGACCTGCTCTCCGCACTCGCGGATAACGTCACAGGCGTGTGTCATGTCCAGCGCCACCGCTGGTGCAACCACAGCTGGCTTATTCCCGCCGCACTCGGCGTTCAGTGTAGGGGACAGTTCCTCTTGATAGCCAATGCTCCTCGCCTGTTCACTGTTGCCCAGCTTAAAACCGGCACACAGTACGGCTTCTTTGTCGTTGATGGGGATAGCCACCACCGGCTGATTGTTCCCGCTCATGCCCGCCGCTGCGGTCAGTGTGGGCGCGCGGGCGTCTGTCCGCAGTTCCGCGCCGCCCTGCTGTGTGGCCATGCAGAATATCGCAGGATTATTTACCCCTCCGCCAATGCCGCCTTGCAATGTAGGTGCTTCGCCGCTTGTACCGAAAATACGCTTACTTTGGCAATCCCACGGAGTTATACAACTTTGGAAAATCGTCTGATCGTTGCTGGTGCCGAGCGTTCCGCTCTTGTCCTCCTGAACTAACGCGCCTTTTCCTCCGCCGTCACACCCCCCCTGATGCGGACTGCATACGATGTTGGGGCCTCTGTCGGCGCAAGGGCTTCCGTCTGCTCTTGCGGTGAGACTCCTTGCGACTGCCGGATTAAAACCGCTTTCAGCCGCTTCGGCAAATCCTTCCCCCGACAATCCGCTCTCCGCAATATTCCCTGGCACGCTTTTGCGCTCAAAGAGTATTTCTCCTGCGGTGTCTCCTCCAAAATCTGCGACAACCGAGATACGACGGCGACGTTGGGGGACTCCCCAGTGTTGCGCGTCATGCACTCGCCAAGCCACGCTCCATCGTCCTCCCACTTCATCGTGGTAGCCACCCCAGGTGTTCCAGCCTTTTTCAGGCACTTCAATATCGGGGGCTTCCGGCTCTGCGATGCGGATGATCTCTTCGAGGACTGCCGCGAAGTCTTGTCCTTTGTTGCTGCTGAATGCTCCGGGCACGTTTTCCCAGACCATAAACCGAGGTCGGACCATGTCACCTGTTCGTCCGTTCGCTTTGTCATGTGCTCTCATCTCCTTCACGATGCGGATCTGTTCCATGAACAATCCGCTTCTTGCGCCGGCTAACCCGGCGCGTTTTCCTGCAATGCTCAAATCCTGACACGGTGAGCCTCCCGTGATAACGTCCACGGTCTCGATCTCCGCGCCGTTGATTTTCGTAATATCGCCGAGGTGCTTCATCTTCTCCCCTCGCATTCCCCGAACATCTCCCGGAACGTCAGGCCCGTCAAGTCTTCCAGCGCCAGCAGCTTTTGGATGGTCGGCTCGATATCGCCCTTGACATATTGACTGATGACCGACGCGCTGATGCCCGTTGCGGCGGCGAGCGTCGTCTGGTTGTAATTCGTCGATTCCAAAAACGCTTTCAGCCCCGGATATGGGCAGCGCTCCCACGGCGTTTTGCTCATAACAAATCGGCTCATATCACTCGCCCCCTAACAGCGTTTCAATCGGGACGTTCAGTGCTTCGGCGATGTAAAGATACGTCGATACCGCGCCGTATCGTCCGCCTCGCTCAATGCAGGAGATCGTGCTGTCCGCTATTCCAGCCCTTTCTGCGAGGGCCTCCTGATTCAGCCCGCGCATCTGCCGCCACGCCTTGACGCGCTCGCCGATGCGCTGCTCGGTCGGGATAGGCCCCTTCGGCGCTTTATCCTCGCTCAGGAAGTCCGTCACACGGATGCCCACGGCCTCACAGATGCGCTCGCACAACGGGATGGTCGGCATAATGCGCCCATACTCATAATTCGCAAGCTGCCCCTGCACAAGGCCACACATGGCGGCAAACTGTGATTGGCTCATGCCCCTTGCTTTTCTAAGGTTGCGGATCCGCTCCGCAGTGTCTTTTGCATTCATCTTTTCGCTCCCTTTATTTTCTCAGCTTTTGGCCACGCCGCGTTTTGAACTGGCGCGCTCCCAAATAATCGTCTTTTGCCTGCGTCTGCCGCTTCTCTTCGGCCTTCGCCGCCCGGACCTTCGCAATATCCTCCGCATAATGCGGGCAATGGTCCTGGCAGCCGGGATAGCGCACGGGTGGCAGGCAGCTGTGGCAGTGCTCAAAGCTCATCTCACACCTCGCGGATCGTGATGCCGTACTTGTCCTGCATCAGTTTCTTTTTCAGCAGATAGTCTTTCGTTTTCACGCCCTTTGCGTCCTCGACCTCGCGCAGCCAATGCACCGTGCCGTTGCAGTCCGGCCCAGTTGCTCGCTCGTAAACAAAATCCGCGCGGTAGACCATCGGCTTGATTCTCTCGCCCTCGATGGTCGTGTATCCCTCAACGAGCGTAAAATTCGCTTGCAACCGTAAATCGCGAATCTTGCCCATCGCGCGCAGCACTTTCAGCTCGCCGAACCGCGCCGCCTCGCGCTCGGAATCAAACTTGATGCCGTCGCGCACAACCTTGCGGTTGCCGTACTTGCTTTTCTTCGACTTCTGTTCGCCCACCAGTTTGTCAAGCACCTGCTTCTGCGCCTGCGGCCCCAGCCTCGCGAGGTCAGCTGATGTCAGCGCCATCGTCGGCCTCCCTGATTCGCACTGGCAGGACCATTTTGACGTCCTCGTGGTTGGTCTTGATCGTAATGGGCCCAAGTGGCCCACGGAATTCCAAAATAGCAGGCTGCTTGAAGGCACCGCCGACGCTGGCCTTTGCCGCCTGCAACGTCGAGAGAAGATACTCGGCATTCACGCCGATACGGAATGTCGGTTCATTGGGCAGGACTTTTTCCCAATCCAGAAACGCTCCAACCGGCTGAACAAAACCGAAGATGCAGCCGAGACATTCGATCTCAACCACGCTTTCCGTCTTGTCCCGTTCTTTCAGCTCCAAGCGCATGGAGTTGCCGCGTGGCAGGCGGATACTCGGCTTGATGTAGCAATCGAAATCCTCTTCGACCTCGCAGCAGGTCGCGTGCTCCACGAAAAGCCGGACGCCGTCTGTGGCGATAGCCGTAACTGCCTTGTTCTTCTTGCGAAATTCCAGCCGGATATTCTTGTACATCGGCCTACTGATGCTCGCTGATACCGCGCCCTTTACGGCGGCGATAATCGTGTTGAACGCGTTGGTGTCCATGATAGCCAGTCTCATTCCTCTGCCTCCTTTGCGCCATTGTGATCGCACGGATCATCCCGCAGGCCGACCGCAATATGCATCACGTTCTTCTCATCGACGCGCTGGTGAATCTCGTATTGCCCAAGCAGCGGGTTCACCTTCGGCCTTTCGAGGTGGAGCGCCTTCATGCGTGGGATATCTTCTCCCGTGTCGGGGTCCTTCACTGCCTCGCCGTAGGAAAGCGCGATCTGGATAATCCAAGCATCGAACGCCATGCGCAGCTGGTTCAGTCCCTTCATATCCTCGCGCAGCTTCGCATTTGCTTTCATCAGCTCGCCGACTTTTTTCTGATATCTTCCGAGCTCGTGCTCAAGCCGTTTTACCTTGTCTCTGTTTCTTTCGCTCATCGGTTCTCCGTCCTTTCGTAGTGCAGCGTCAGCGCCCGAGCGATCGGGCAGCGCCGCCATTCTTCGTTGGCTCAGTAGCGCCGCGTACATTCGTCCAGCTCTTCTTTTGGTAGCTTGACTTGTGCGCCCTCGCAGTTGAGATAGTCGCGGTAGTCCCGCGAGTAAAACGGGCACTTGAAAATGCCCCCGCGATACCCGCTCACGGCGCACCGCCTGCCAACACCGATTTGACGTGCCTCATGCGCTGATTTGCCTTGTCGCGTCTCATGCTATCGCCCTTGAATACCAGTGGCGTGCACATCTCGAGGATGCGGTCATAGATGCGCTGATAGGCCATGTCTTTCGGCCTGCACAGCTCGTCAAGCGTCAGGTTTGTGGTGACGATCAGCGGCTTCTTGGCCTTGTATCGCTCGTCAATGACCGTGTAAACCGTCTCCATTGCGTACTCACTGCTGCGCTCTGCGCCGAGATCATCGATCACCATCAGCGGGTAATAGTGCACCTGCTCGACGATTTCTTTCTTGTCGTATCCCGCGTTGAGGATTCGCGGGAAGCTCGTAATCATCGCCGGGATCCCGCGGTCAATCAGCTCGTTGGCGATACACGCCGCCGCGAAGGTCTTCCCGTTGCCGGTGTTGCCCCACAGCAGAAGCCCATTGTTCTCGCGCCGCATATCGTCCCATGCGTCGGCATAGCGTTTGCATTTGACGATCTCGTCACTCATCGTCGCCTTGTCGAACCGGCACGCCGTCAGGCTCTTGTCGCGGATTCCGTCAGCACGCAGCGTTTCGATGCGTAGTCGCTTCTCACGGTCAGCGCGAGCTTTTTTCTCGGCCTCGTACTCTCGCGCCGCGCAAGCACACTGGCACCCGACAAGGCGGACATTCCCGCCGATGGGGATGCGGCACTGCTTCGGCGTGTTGCAATGGCCGCAGTACAGCAGCCCGTCTTTCTCGTAATCGACCAGATCACGAACAGGCTCGGCCTTTTTCGCGATGCTGTCGATCAATGCGTCAACGTTCATAGGCTTCCCTCCGTGTTGCCGTAGTCGTAGACAAACGGCTTATTTTGCTCGGAATCGCGCTTTTCCCATGTCCTAACGGCGGCTTTCCAGTCTTTCATGCGGTTCTTCCCTACCATCCAGCCCTTTGCCGTGTAGAAATCCAGAAACCGTTGTGCGTCCACGTTTGATCCACGCTCACGGATATAAGCCGAAACATCGTCTAACGTGGGGGGAGTAAAGCGCTTCGCGCGCGTATCACTCACACCGTTAGGGGGGAGTGAATTATCTTTGGTTTTGTCTTTGGTTTTGTCTTTGGTTTTGTCTTTGGTTTGGTACGTTTCGTATACGTTCGTATTCGTTCGTATACCATCGTATACGTTCGTATCATCTTGGCGCGCATACCGTTTTTCTATGTTGCGTTGGTTCTTTGCGCATCGTTCTTCATACGCTGCTTTAGCCCTATTTATATCGTCCGCAATGAAATCAAATGCGATCGACTCTCGTCCCGCAAGTTCCTCCGTCTCTCCAGTCTCGCCATATTCAAGCAAAGACCGTACAAGCCGACCTACCTCTTGATCTGAAAGTTTCTCTAATTTTTTGCGATAGCTGTAATAAAAGGGGATGTACTCAAGAGCCACTATGCCTCCACCGCCTTAAAACGGTGTATCGCCGTCGTCCTCACTGATCACCTCAAAGTCGCCTGCGGCGCTCTCTGCGGCGTATTGCGGCGCGGTGGTATCATTACCCTCCGAGCGCCTGTTGTCCGCGAAATACACGCTGTCAGCCTGCACCTCGTAGCTCCTGCGCTTGTTTCCATTTTTGTCCGTCCAGTCGCGCATCTGCAAGCGCCCCTCGACGCCGATCAACCGCCCGCGTCCGGCGTAGTTGCAGAGCACTTCTGCCGTTCCGCGCCACGCTACAATGTCGATCCAGTCTGTGCCGCCATCCTTGCCGTTGCGGTCAACGGCAAGAGGGAACGACACAACGGATACGCCGCTGTTCGTTTTTTTCAGCTCCAAGTCACGCCCGATGCGTCCCATCAGGCAGATTCGATTCATGCTCATTTCAATTCCTCCTCGCTTTGGTGTTGGTGCAGATAGAGCACGTGGCTCTTGCCGATGGCGGCGTTTTGGGCGATCCATGCGTGCGCCTGCTCGCGGGATAGATGGCTCTCCATTGCGCGGCTCTCATAGCTGAATTCTCCCGCTTCCAGCTTGCGCTTCATGCGCTCCTGTATCTCCTCTTCGCCGTAGTTGGCTTCGATCAGATAAAGGTCATAGGCCTGCGCCACAATGCCGTCCAGCGAGGCGCAGTCCGTCGCATAGAACACGCGCTCGCCGTTTGCAAATTCGATATGCCACGCACAATTCGGGACATCGTGAGGAATGGAATTGTAGGACACACAGACGGGGTAGAGAAGGGAACAGGAGTAGAACAGCACATGGCCTGCCATGCCCTCGTCGGTCACGCGGCGGTCCACGCCGATGTGTCCCATCGGTTCCATGAGCCACGGAGGGACGCACCAGCGCAGCGCAGGGCGCAGGAAGTGCAGGCGCTTGATGGTCTCGGGGTTGAAGTGGTCGCCGTGAACATGCGTCAGCAGGACGAGCCTCAATCCCTTGCAGTATGGTTCGAGTTCCCGAAATGGAACGCCGCAGTCAATGAGTATTTCATCATTCAGCAGTACGGCGTTCCCCTTGGAGCCGGTCGAAATGACCTTGACCTTACAGATCATTCATGCTCACCTGCTTGGTGGTGCCGCTCTTTCCGTCGTCCAGCGTACCGAGGGCGTCAGCGGGAGCGGGCAGCTCGTCCTTGACCTCGCCTGTGGTCTCGTCCACTTCGACGGTCGGGAGATCAAAATACTGCTCGCGGCTCGCGCGTCCCTCTTTCAGTGAGGTATACACATTACGCAGGCGCACGATGCTCTGCGCCGTGAACGCTTCGGCCTTGCAGCCGATGTACTTTTCAAGGCACTCCATCGGTACGCCGAAGTCATCCTTGAACGCCTGTCCCATCTTGCGTACGCGGTCGATCATGGGTTCATCGCTCTTTCCCATCATCGTCTTGGTACACGCCGCAAGAGCGGCGTCTACCACGTCGCCGGGGATAATGCCAAGAATGCACGCGCGCATACGGCGCGCGCCCTGATTGGCGACCATTTCATAGATGTCGCGCGGGTCGGTGAGGGCAACGCTGCCTTTCTTGGTGTAGCGGATATGCGGCACGGTGAAGATCTTCGTCTGGCGGGTGTTGGTCTCCAAATCCCAGCAGTAGGCCATGACGGTACTCTCGCCGTTCTTCTGCTCCAGCTCGGTAATGCCGAAGTCGAGGTTGCCCCAGTTCTGCGCCATGACCTCGGCGAGACGGATCGAGGGGCCGGTCACGTTCTCGCCGCCGCGCGGGTATTCATAGATCGCGCGCTCGGCAAGGCTCTTGCGCTTGCAGGCGTTGAGAATGCGGTTGTTCGCTTCGATCTCGTCACGGGGAAAACGCTTGGCGACGACCATTGCCGCCTGTACCTCCTGCGCCTGACGGGAGATCATCATTTCGGCGTTCACGCTCTTGGCGCTCACAACTTCGGTGCTGTTGTAGGTCTGCATTTCGTTCATGGTAATATCCTCCTTAAAATAATCATTCGTACTGATAGCCATTGCTGACAAGGAATTGCTTCAAAAGGCGCAGGCGCTCGCGCGTATCGGTCACGCGGAACGACACCGTGAGGTGTTCGACCGCCGCCTGCTCCACGCGCTTCGGGACGACCTGCGGGGCCGCTGCGACGGTTACTCCAGCAGCGCGCGCTGCTGGAGTAACCGTGTGGCGTTTCACGGCCTCGCGCTCCTCCTCGGCGCGGCGGTGACGCTCGTTGACAACGGAGATCGCAAGCGAGAGGTCGAGGTTATTTTTGTACTCCACCATGATCTCCGGCGCGTTCTCGCCCATCGTGCCGATGGTTTTCATGTCCTGCGCCACGCCGTCCACCTTTAGCTTGATCTGCTCCATGAGCTTCTTCGGCGTCTTGGCTCTGGCGCTCGCCATATCGACCTTAACGCCGGTCTGCCCGAACGAAAGGAAGTCGATCTCGTTGACCGCGCACAGCTCCCGAAAATAGCCCAGCAGCATTTCCTCGCAGCGGCTCTTGATCTCGCTTTCCGTCGCGTCGATCTTGGCTTTCAGGTCTGCGTCGGCGCGCTTGTACGGGTCGGCGATGCACTCACGGTAGACGGATTCGAAGCTGTCGTACTTCTCCATGATTGCGGATTTAATGGCCTTGCGCTGGGTCTCGGCATCGGCAAACTCGCGGTTCATTTCGGCGCGAATGTTCTTCACGCTGGTTAAGGTCTCGTCGGTGCAGACAAGGCTCATTGCCTCTGCGACGCGCTGCTCCGTCTGCTCCTTCCGGCTCCTCAAATGCTCCTCGATCACGGGGAGTTGAGTCACTTTCATCAGGGTGTTATCCATCTTCGGTCTCCTCCAATTCTTCAAAATACATTTCCTCTGCGCCGCAGTCTGGGCAGAACTTTTCCGTCACGAGGACGTAGCCGCGCTCACCGTCAAGATTTTCGCGCCGACGCATAACGTCCGGCTCGTCAAAAATGAGGTGGCAGCAAGTGCAGCGATAGATCATTGATTCCCCTCCAAATACGCCATTGCGCTCTGCACGCCGAACACGCGCGCCGCCTGATGGTCGTTGAAAAACACGTCGATATGGTTGCCGTTCACGCCGCACCCGCAGTCCTCAGCGATGTAGCTACGCTGCGTGCCGTTCGGCCAGATCAGCAGGACGCGCGTCCCGTAGGGGATCACCTTCGGGTCAACCGCGATTGTGCGTCCCTCGGTTGCCAGCGTGCCGGTCGCGGTGTAGCCGCTCGCCCACTTGCCGCAACAGCAGCGACCGGGACAGTACGCCGTGAGCGTAAACTCACCGAGAAAAACGTCGTTGCACACCGCGCTTTCAGTCGCAGGAATGTCCCACGCGGGGTCATACTCCTCTACGATGGGGGCTTCTTCCGGTTCCGCATCGACCGCTTGTGCGCTGGTAGCGAGGATTGAGATCGCAATCAAGAGGATCGTCGCGCCCAGACACGCCGCCGCAAACAGCGCCGATTCATCGGCCTTGCGCTGCTCTCTCGTGCGCTTGTCATGCCGCCTCATCGTTTTCCCTCCAACCAGTCGAGCGCACGGCCAAACCATACGCCCAGCGCCACCGCGCCGATGACGGCCAGTGTCATCGTGTAACCGTCCATGCTCACACCTCGCGTTCCGCGATCCACTCGTCCACGAGGCGGGTGTAAATCTGGAAGATTCTGCGCTTGCCGCCGCAGATGCACACGCCGAAGGGGTAAACTCGCTGTTCGAGGCCGTCTGCCAGCGATTCGTTCGAAATGCTCAGCCCGTGCGCGCGTAAGTATGCCGCGCACTCGTTCAGGTCCATTGTTTTGATCATTGATTTTTCCTTTCTCTCGTGCTACAATAAGCACGGACACAATATCTTGTGGTGAGATTTGTCCGGTTACCCTGTTCGGCCTGCTACGCTGAACAGGGCTTTTCTTATGCCCCGATTGCTTTTGTCTGCATCAAGCAATTCTTGACCTTCTGGTAATCCATGCCAACTTCCAGCAGAACCGAAATGCGGTTTTCCATCTTTGACACCGCCGCAAGCTCGTCCGAACTCATGTAATCGCTCGCCGTTGCAGACTTTTCCGCGCCGCGCTCCTTACGAAGCTGCCGCGCCGTTTTGCCGAGCGCCGCCATATATGCGAGGTCGGTGTACTGGCTATACTTGAATTGATTATGTGGACTGTCCGGCAACGCCTTGATAGCATCCGTCATGCTGGTACGCAGCGGCTTTCTCTCGGCCTTGATTGCCTTAATATTCATCAGCTCTTTGCGCATGGCGAAGAACTGGCGAACAAGTTCTTTCTTGAACTCAATGACAACGGGGGTATTGCGGAGGAATGTAAGCAGAAGCGTTGCCTGTTGCTCGTTCAGGTGGTAAACCTTAACTGTCTGCCCTGTTTTGCTTCCGCTCAAAGGTCGGATTTCAAATCCGACCTTACCAAACTCGTGGAGGTCTTTTTCATGGCGCTGAACTAACTTCTGCACCGTATCTCGCTTTACACCCGCGCACTCTGCAATGACTTCGGATGTCGTGAATGGCTCTTCGGTGTTCGGGGAAAGATAAACCAAATTGCTCATGCTCCCTCCTTGTCCGGCTTTAACAGCTCGTCCACCGTGCATCCGTATAATGCAGCAATCTCCGGAAGTCGACTTGCTCGTGGGGCCTGCTGACCAGTCTCCCAGTAATACACGGCCACGTCGGAGATTTTCAGCGCGTCCGCTACCTGCTGGACGCTGAATCCAGCTTTATGACGAGCGCTTCGAAAACTCATCTTTTCACCTCCAAATACTAAGTTTTGCTTGACAACTTAGCGAACCGTGATATTATAAGAAGTGCCAACAAACTAATAATTTCGACAGTCCGCTAAGTATCAAGGGGGCTTGCTCTTTTATTGCCCTTTCTGCAACTAAGTATATACTCAGTTAGCGTGAATGTCAATAGGAAGTTAGCGAAAACTAAGTTTTATTTCATACAAAATCGGAGCTACAGTTATGTCTAAATCGCCTATTGTCGCCAGAATTAACGCATTATTGTCTCTTAAAGGCATTTCTAAAAAGCAATTTTTTAAAGATTGCAAAATTTCTTCATCTGCATTTTCACAATGGAATACAGGAAAAATCGAAGTGCCTCGAGGGAAAAACATTGAACGAATAGCAAATTATCTTGGAGTTTCGGTAGAATATCTTTTATATGAGGATATGCAAGAATTTCAGGCAAAAAAAGAGCGCCCCACCGATGGTGAAGCGCTCATTTCTGAATTGCCCGAAGATATTCAAAAGCTTATTCGGATTTGCGAATCAAATCCTGACCTTGCTGCTGCTCTACTATCTGTTGCGCAGCAGATCGAAAAAGGTCAAGTTGCTGGGGAGTAAATCTCGAAATTGTAATAATCAATTCCTCTACCGTCGTCATCCTCTCTGCCCTCCGTTCGCTCTCATATAATAAAACAAGTGTTCTATCGCGGATTAGTATAGCACTAATTTTTAATTGATTCAATATAATTTAAAATATAAAATTAGGTGAATTTGATATGCCAATTACCGTATATTTTGAGCACGGCCGCGTTGCGGAGTTGTTTCCAGAACCAAATCAATCGTATTACGACGTGCGCGATAAGATCAACGCGGCGACTGACATAGTGTCTGATGGAATAAAATACGATTTGACCGATAAGCAATCGATTTATTCTATCGCCATTCCTGACTATACAAAAGTACGCAATGTACCCCCTTCAAAAGAATTAGGCCCAACAGGGTATCTTGAATATGTGTTGAGAATGCACGCTGGTTTTCTGTGGAATGCCGGAGATTACCAGCTATCAATGGCTTGCCTTGAAAAATCTTGCCAGTTGATGACATATTCCACTCTTGGGTGGGAGCGAAAAGACTTTTATAGGGTCGTCAACTATTACATTGAGTTAGGGCGATTCAAAAAAGCAAAAGAGTGGAAAGACTGGATAGATAACCACACGGAATCTCCGGAAGACTATGCAAAAGACGCATTTGCAAGAACGCTTGAATCGTGTAAAAGACTTAAAACTGATTTAGTAGAGGTTGGCGATTCAAACGCGTGCTGTGAAATTTGCGCGAGGTACCGGAGACGAATATATAGCTTATCTGGGAAAAGTTGGAAGTTCCCAAAGTTTCCAGATGATTTCCATTTTCAATGTGCTCTTGGGATATTTGCCTATATTGATGGTGTTTCCGAGCCGTCTTTCAAATGCATTAGTCCATCTTTGTATAGCAAACGACCGTTTCGCGATGATCGAACAGAAGAAGAAAAGGAAAATTATAGACTTTGGGTAGAACGTGTTGAAAAGTCTTACAATCCGATCAATGAACCGAATCTAAATCATATTATTTATTATTGGTTCAAGCCTAAATTCCCCGACGACTTCCCAAAATCTCTTTCTGGCTTTTCTCGCATGCGAAACAATAACACAGCAAATTATCAAAAGCTGGCACAGAAGATTGAGGATGCGGGGTATACCATACCTAAATCATTAGATGAGGTCGCAGAATGGGAAGAGCGGGAGAATTGAAAAGTTGCAAGACGGTATAGTTTAGATTGGCCCCGCCGCCCTCTGCAACAAACGGTGGGGCCTTTTTGCAGCCAGCGGGGAGCGGTCGCCGCTGCTTGTTTTGACCATATCGCGCTTTACCTTACCACTTCAATACCAAGACCTTGCAATACGACGGCATTCGACCGCGTTCGACAGACCCACTTTTGGCACCCCAAACGGGCAGAAACCGGAAAAGTTAAGGTGATGTAAATGAACATTCAAGAGCTGTGTAGAATCCGTAAAGAAGAACTGAAACTGACTTACCAGGACATTTCCGACGCTTCCGGCGTGCCGCTGTCCACCGTCCAGAACTTCTTTTCCAAAATGTCGAAAGCCCCGTCCATCTATACCGTCGCGCCGATCTGCAAGGTGCTCGGCATATCCCTTGATGAAATATTCGGAATTTCCGAACACTTGACGCCGACTGAAGAAACCTTGCAGGCGCGAAACGATGAGCTGGAACGCCACGTTGACGCAAAAGCAGACACGATCGAGATCATGCGGCGCGGTGTCCGTATCCGCAACGGCGTAATCTTAATTCTGTTTATTATGGTGGTGTTGCTGGCTGTATGGTGCTTGTATATCGATCTGCATTGCGCCGATTACGGATTTTGGAGGGGCTGACATGGCGAATTGCATCAAATGTAAAGCAGCGCTGCCGGATGGCGCGCTGTTTTGTCCTTTCTGCGGCAAAAAACAGGTTGCCGAAAAGCGGAAAGCACTCAAGCGAGCCAACGGCACTGGCACGGTGTATAAGCTCTCTGGCCGTCGTGCGCGCCCGTGGGTCGCCGCGAAGAACAGGGTGGTTATTGGATACTACGAGCGCAAAACGGACGCGCTGGACGCGCTGGAACGGCTGAACGGAAAACCCCTGACGGAGCGATACAACATGACCTTTGCTGAAGTGTTTGAGGCGTGGAAAGCCGAGCACTACAAAGAGATCGGCAAGCAGGGCATCCAATCGTATGACGGCGCGTACAAGGTATTCGCGCCCCTGCACGACCATAAATTCCGTGATCTGCGTGCTGCCGACTTTCAATCTGCGATTGACCCGTACATGGGCAAGAGCCATTCCACCGTCAGCAAATATAAGCAGCTTATTACCCAAATGTCGAACTGGGCCGTGCGCGAGGAAATCTGTACGACCAACTTTGCGCGCTTTGTCCGCCTGCCGGAAAATGTAAAAAAAGAAAAGGATATCTTCACCGAGGAAGATATCCAGAAACTCGAAAAGGATGGCAGCGACGCGGCGAAGATCGTCCTGATGCTGTTGTCAACCGGTATGCGAATTGGCGAGCTGTTTTCCCTGCCGGTCGCGGATTATCACGGAACTTATGTAGTAGGCGGTGAAAAGACAGAAGCGGGCCGCAACCGCATCATTCCCATCCGCCCGGAAGGTCGGCAATATTTTGAGTATTTCGCCGCGCGCGCAACAGGCGAGCTGCTGATCTCTGGTTACAGCGGCCAGAAGGTCATTGAGAATTTCCGCAAGCGCGATTTTTACCCGCTGCTCGACCGTCTCGGCATATCAAAAAAGACACCGCACGCCACGCGCCATACCTACACATCCCGCGCCGTCAAGGAAGGGCTGGCCCCAGAGATGCTGCAAAAAATACTCGGTCACGCCGATTATTCCACCACGGCGAACATCTATACCCATATCGACGCCGAAACGCTGGTGTCTGCTGTTACTGGCTCGTTACTAACAAGCCAAGAAAAGGGCAAAAAGAAAAAGCCTTGAAACCGTTGAGTTTCAAGGCTTTTTTC